CTTGCTATAGCAGTTACCGTTTCAGGGATATTATCTATCGCCTTTTCAAGTAACCTAAGCCAATCTTCTTTGTTCAACTTCCTCACCTCCTTTCCTTATCTTGATTATATTATATCACGGTATACCGAGAAAGTCAAGCATTTTGATGAAGTTTTTTTACTTTTTTCAAAAAAAATAGACTTTCCCCAGAGATTGGGGAGTTGGGGGGACACCCTCCAAGAGTGCTGATTCAATAAGATTTTATTTTACCTTTTTCATAATAATCTTCCTAAAGAAGTCACCCAATCAGGTGGCTTTTTTTGTCAGTTTCTAAGTCATATTTAGGTGTCTTCTTGAAAGTAGTACTCCTTTTAAGACAAAGAAAAAAACAGTGGCATTACTCACTGATTCTTTTGTAAACTATTAGAACTAAATTGCAGCCTTCTCAACTATACGGGCAAAGGTGAGTATGAAAATGAATACGAAGATGAATACGATTTAAAAAAATGATGAAAACCATCGGAAATGATTTTAAATAAAAATAAGCAAAAACTCAACTATTGATAAGCAACAGAAAGCATTGGTAACCATTTGTCACTTATACCATAGTTCGTGACAGTTCCAG